CTTGATCTATTAAACCTCTAACAATTTCGCTATTGCTTACACCAGCAGCTACAGCTAATTGATTAACTTTGTTTTTTATCTCTGGGGTGACGCTGGTTTGTAGGATTTCGCTCCAGAGTTCAGATCCTCTTGCTTTGTTTGGCATAATTAGTTCCTGTTAATCTCAATAATATAATAAAAAACCTGAAAAGCTATTGCCTCTCAGGTTTTGGTGTTTTGGTTGGTTTAATACTTCATTCCTTCAATTAGTTTTGTGCAGGAATAAGTAAGACTTTCTTCTTTTGCTTCTCTGATGAATTTGTTTTTTTCATCTTCTGAGTAAGCGTATTCATCCCATTTTGGTGTCGTGATGAACCAGTAGTAACTTGGATTGTTTTCCGCATGTTTTTCCTCTCTTGCTTGGATGTCAAGTTGTTCGAGGTGACGGTTTAAATCTGATTCAACTGGGCAAGACATTGTGGTTGATGTGTAACTGATTTAATCTTAATAACATTAGTGCATAATGTCAATAAGATTAAGTAATTGTTGATAAATTGTTAAGGCGGTAGGGGTCTAGTAGGAAAAGTATTTCAAGGCAAAAAAAAGAGCCTTTCGGCTCTTAGTCGTATGTATCAAAACTAATGGGTTGACCTGTCCAAGGTTGAATTGTTCCTTGGTAGTTTTCGTAAGCTGTTTCACTTCCGTCCTCGTCAACATTAATTTTCTTTCTAAATTCTGAACCTCTTTTAGTTGTTTCTAAATCAGGAAGTTTTGTTCCTGCTTGTCCGTATCCGTCATGGGTATGAATGATGCTAGGAACTTTTTTAAACCATACGGTTTTTTTTGTTCGCCTTGTGACTTGGAAAAAATCAACAAGACTCATAGTTGCTCCCCATTCCATCATGCAGATTTGACCTTCTACAAATTCAAGAGGTTGAAGAATTGTTGTTGTCATTTGTAAGCGTGGTTGATTACTTTTTAATCTTATTAAGATTATTAGATAATGTCAATAAGATTAATTATTTGTTACAGATCCGTCATATTAGGGGCTTGTTCTGAAGTGGCGTAAGAAGAACCTCAACCACGGGATTCTTCAAATCAGCAAGCCCCGTTCTTATTCTAATTGAGATTAAGGATTTTTCCAATATTATCGTCAATTAAGATGTTTTCCGTTTTGTCCTTGAGCTTGTTGGCTTCGTAAGTCTTTCTGGCAAGTCTGCTTTTTTCTAATTTTTTTGCTGCTTTTTTCCTTCTTGCTCTTTCTTGATGAGCAAAGTGGAGCAAATGTCCAAGTTCTTTACTTGGTAAAGAGCAAACCCATTTTTGCATTGCTGCCTTGTTTGTTGGTTCCATAGGTTTTTAAGGTGCAGGAATAAGCATGTGTTGAGCGTGTTCTGAGGTTCTTCCGTCTTTCCATTTAACTGTGCAATAAATACAAGGAGTTCCTTTCTTGTTGGATTTTTCTCTCATTGATATGACCTGCCCAACAGCAGGGCCGATTTCTAAAAACATTCCTGCGGTGGTTCTTCTCTTGTTTACAGAATCACCTTCTTTGTATCTGGCAGTTGCTGGCATTGGTTTTATAAATAGGTAAAAAAAAGCCCCTTTTACGGGGCTGTGTAGTTAGAAGATGAACGCCCATGCAGTTGCTAATCCTGCGATAGCGAATAGAACAGTAACCTCCTGCTCTAAATTTTTAACCCTGCGGCTTAGACCTTCATTTGTTGCTGTTAAAGTTTGGTTCTTGTTGTAAAGAACTGCTCTTGTTCCAGCGTTTGAAGGAATTTTGGCGGTGGTTGATGTCATGGGATAAATCCATTTGTGGTTGACTTCGTAATCTTAGTAAGATTATTCCATAATGTCAATAAGATTATTAGAAAGCATTAAAAAAGCCCCCCGAAGGAGGCTCTTTTGTAATTCTCGAAGTGCCGATGCGTTGCGGTCGTGAATTGGTAGGAAACGCTTTTTGATTAAGGTTCTAAAAGTAAAACCTGAAATGTTGATCGCACCTCAACAGTCTTAAAGGGTGACTCATATCGTGTTCAGAGCGAAGAGAGGCAGGTAGCGAGTACATCCTGCTTGGCTATGTCCTAATATTATTAAGATTATTAGATAATGTCAATAAGAATATTCTTATTGAAATAATTCGTTACAATCTTAATAAGATTAATCCCATCTCTTTTCATAAATCAGTTTCCCTGCTTTTACAATTTCCTTTCCTAGCTTCTCGTTGCTCCATCCTCTTTTAAATGCCAGCCCTGACCAATCCTCAGTCGTAAGTGCTTTTAAAACTTTCGTATTAAAAAACTCAATTGGCATTGAATCAGGAATCTTGCTTAGATCCATTTCTATTTGACCTCGGCGGCGACAACTCTTAAAGCGTTTAAGTACATCAAATCATTCATTGCTGCACCTATTCGGGTGTGAAGCACTCCATTAGCTTCTGCTTCAGAATAAACTTTTGCCTTCAGTTTTTCAGGTCGTCTTAAGTAATAAGAATCTTCCAAAATAAGTTTTTTCCATGCGTAAGGAAGATTGCTTCCTAATGATTGAAAAAAAGTTAAATCTTTTTCTACAAGTTCAAGACATTTTTCAATTCTTGTAATTGGATAAAGTTCTAAATCCTTTGTCTTACAAAAATGGCTCTTAGGTACGCAACCAAATAAAAGTCTTGTTAAAGCCTTGTCAACATCACTTGTTTTCTTATGGGCAGAATCAGCAAAGAAAATAGAGTCCTTGCCAATTTTTTTTAAAGCTCTTCCTGACATTTTAAAAACCTTTTGATTTTGAGTTTGTACGGGTAGGGAAAATTAATTGATTTAACTTCTTACATTTGCCTTTCATCTTTGCCGTTTTTAATGTCTTCTCTGTGATTTCAATGGATGAACTCAGCTCTTGTTGAATCTCCAGCAGCTCCTTTTCAAAAGCACTTACTGATTTTGCTATTCCAAAAAGAATGTCTTCTGAATCGCTTCTATGTAATTCGATTTGCTCCAGACCCTCTTCAATTAGTTCTAGTTTTTCCTTCATGCTTGTCTTATTAAAACTGTCGTTATAAAGGTCTAAAAAATCCTCAATGCTCCAGCGCTCTGGTGGTGTTTTAACTGTGAAGTCAATTGTTCCATTTGTTCGTGTATATCTTCTTACAACTCCAACTCCTCCAACTTTCTTAAATGCTTTGACTTCTTGAGGTGCATTTCTTCTTTTATCTCCAGACATCCAAAGATGGTCAAATTTATGACCACCTTTTTGTTTAACTGCATCTTGAACACAGGTATCCCTATCCCAGATGCAAACGTGAGGATTTGAAAGACAAGTCCAAGTCCTGTTGTGTTTGTAACCTGTCTCCCATCCACTAAAGGCAACTAATTCGCCTTCAAGGTCTGCGAGTCTGATCCTCATTTTAGGGATTCACAAGCAAGTTGGATTTTGTTGACCTCGCAATCATGTCTGGTCATATCTGAAAGGGATGAACTAACACCCCAGAAAAGAATTGCTCCGAAAGAAGCAAAAAGTAAGAATCTCATGGCCTTGTGGTTGATGGCTTTCTAATCTTAATAAGATTATTTATTAATGTCAATAACATTATTTATTTTTGCTTCTGCAATTGATTTCTTTGGATACTCATAATATTCATCAAAAAATTCTCCATCTGCATTTGCAGCTTCCAGCCATCCTTTTGGGTGCAGCTCTTCTTCTAAATCTTTCTGTTCGACTTTTCTTATCGCCTGAAGCGTATCAAGTGCTTCCACCAAAGGATTTAATTCTGATCGAGTTAATCCAGCCTTTTTAATTTCAATATCATTGATTGATAAAAGCAATCTTTGAATTGCTCTGTAAGCAACACCAGCATCATTTACTGCGGTTGTTTCCATTGGTTCCCAATTACCTTTGCACTCTTCTTTATACAATTTGCCTTTGATCATTCTGATTTCTTTTGACATGGTTTTTTATATAGGGGGGGGGTGGATGTAGGAAAAATAAAAAAGCCCCGAAGGGCTTGCTAATTAATCTTTGATTAATTTCTTTTCTGATTCTGCAATTGCTTTAACTGATTCTTCAACTTCTTTGATATTAAGTTGGAAAATCTCGTCTCCTTCTTTCATTGTCTTAACGATTTGTCCGAAGGTGTCAGCGAATTTGCCCATGAATAAAGTCCTGTGTGGTTGACTTGCTAATCTTAATAAGATTATGTGGTTTAGTCAATCCTCCCCTTAACCATTCACCATGTTTTATTTGCTGTTCTCTTATCTTTTGGCAATGCTCGCAATTGCATAAGTATTCCTGCATTACTGTTTTCCTACTCTTGGCTTACACTAATTGCAAACTAAAGTCTGGCTATATCCAAAATGCTTTTTAAATTTGTGTTAATAATATAAATATGGCTAAAAAAGGCACTAAAGCAGAAACAATTGTAAGAGCACAAAAGTTTGCTCAGATTATTGCTAATGGTGGCAGAAGGTCAGATTGTGTTCAATATGCTTCAAGTACATGGGGGGTTAGCGCAAGAGCAGCAGATGACTATTTAGCGTTAGCTAGGGATCAATTAAAGAGCGATTGGGATATAGAACGACCTCAGATGGTGGCAGATCTTTTGAGCCAATGCAGCACCTTACAAATGGAAGCTAGGAAGGCGGGGCAATATCACATTGCACTTGGGGCAATTAATACAGCAGCTAAATTAGCTTCTCTTTGCTCTTGAATATTCTCGAAGAATTACCAGCAGGTCACGTTTTACATCCGCAAGGATTTACTGCCTTCAACTATTCCCCAGAAGAAAAGCAAACTCAAAGCGATTTAATCAAACAACGTATCTTTGACGGTTTATTAAATTATCAGCAAAAAATCTGTGAGAATGTAGAAAAGAGAATCGTTGGGTTTTGTGCAGGTTATGGAGCAGGTAAAACAAGAACCCTTTGTGCATGGTCTACCCTTTGTGCTCTTGATAATCCCAATACGGTTGGGGCTGTTTTCGCTCCTACTGGGGCTTTGGTTCGTGATGTTTTGCAGCGTTCTCTTGAAGAATTTTGGGAAAATCATGCAGTTAAATTTGAATACAGGGCTTCCCCACTCCCTGAGTACAAATTAAATTTGCCAAATGGTGAAGTTACTATTCTTTGCCGTTCAATGGAATCATGGCAGAGAATTGTTGGAGTCAACCTTAGTTTTATTGCTTCAGATGAGTTAGATACTACAAAACCAGATATTGCACAAAAAGCTATTGAAAAATTCTTAGGCAGATTAAGAGCAGGGAATAGAAGACAATTAGGTCTTTTTTCTACTCCCGAAGGTTTCGGAACGTTCTATAATTTGTTTGTCCGAGAAGGTCACAAGCAAGACAGAGCACTCTTCAAAGCTCGAACGGCTGACAACCCTTACTTGCCGCCTGACTTTCTACAAGCATTACTTGAAAATTATCCAGCTTCTTTAGTTAAAGCCTATACAGAAGGCGAATTTTGCAATCTTCAAACGGGAGCCGTTTATGACCGTTTTGATCGAGCAAAGCATGTAACTGAAGAAATGCCCGACCACTCAGAAGAAATTATTAGAGTTGGTTGTGACTTTAACGTAGGTAATTGCAATGCAGCTATCGGAGTAATCAGCAAAGGACATTTATACATTTTTGATGAGATTGGAGGAGCACATGACACCGACTCAATGGCTGACCAATTGCGAGAAAAATTTCCGCACAGTACGATCTACGCATATCCAGACGCTTCAGGTGGAAACAGATCAACAAATGCTGCTAAGACCGACATCCAAATATTGCAGCAAAGAAGAATTGTCAACTTGTCAGGTGCAAGCAATCCTTACGTCAGGGATAGAGTTGCAGCAGTTCAGGCAATGTTGCTTAATGGGAAAGAAGAAATAAGATTGCATATTCACCCACGTTGTAAGAAAACAATTGAGTCTTTAGAGCTTCAAGCGTATGCAGAAGATGGCACTCCTGATAAGACGATGAATCTGGATCACATGGCAGATTCTTTAGGTTACTTAATATGGAAGGAGTTCAATCCATTACACATGAACTCAGGAAGAGGTACGGGTATTAGGATTTACTAAAACTATTGTCTAAACTGTTTACATAACCAAAGAGGCTCATCGTGTATAGCGGATTTTATAAAAGTGAAAAAGCTGGAACAACAGCAGCTATTAACGATCCAAATAGTGCGTGGAAGAATATGGAACCCCATTGGGTTCTAATTGAGAATTTGTTGGGCGGTTCATATCAGATGAGAAAACGCCATAGAGATTATTTACCTCAAGAGCCTAGAGAACTTGATGAAGCTTATGACAACAGATTAGCTCGTTCAGTTTGTCCACCTTATTACCAGCGACTTGAAAGAATGTTGGCTGGAATGTTAACAAGAAAGCCAGTTAGGTTAAATGACGTTGCTGATGTTATTCGTGAGCAATTATTTGATGTAGATCTGCAAGGGAATGATTTAAATATCTGGACCTACGATACTGCTAGAAAAGTAATTAGATATGGACATTGTGGTGTTTTAGTTGATGCTCCTGCTGATGCAAATGGAAGACCTTACTGGGTTACATATACACCTAGAGACATTCTTGGTTGGAGAACAGAATTAGTAGATGGTCAACAGAAATTTACTCAACTTCGATTAATGGAAAAAGTTGTCGAGCCTGATGGAAATTATGGTGAAACGATTGTTGAACAGGTTCGATTATTAACACCAGGAGCTTTTGAAATCCACCGCAAAAATAACGATGGTGATTTTCAATTGTTTGATGAAGGAACTACATCATTATCTGAGATTCCTTTCTCTGTTGCTTATTCCAACAGGATTAATTTCATGGAATCACGTCCACCGATGGAAGATATTGCAGAATTAAATCTTAAGGCTTATCAAACACAATCAGATCTTGATAATCAATTGCATATTGCAGCAGTTCCAATGCTTGCGTTTTATGGATTCCCTCAGACATCTGAAGAAGTTTCTGCTGGCCCTGGTGAAGCAATAGCTTTTCCT